CCGCATAAAACGGATGTGATAAAATTGGTGTGATTACGTCCCATGTCACCAACACTTTGCCCTCCATCTTTCCTAAGAAAAACTTCATTAAGTGTTGCGTGGTTGCCCCATTTGATTAGGCGGGGTTCCAATACAATAGACCATTAAGAGATGAACAGTCTAGTAGAAGTAGGTTGTGTGATTAAATTCATCACTTGAGCTTTTCCATATTCCAAAGCATATTGCCCAACCTTAAATGAAGATTCCTTAAGAAACTTACCTATAAGAGAGGGAGCAGTATGATCGAAATTTGAATTTGCTGTGATAGAATCTATAGCACCGAAACCTACAGGATCAGAAGATGAGGGGGTCTTACCTCGAATTTCAGCACCGGATGCTTCAAAAGTAGCATACGCTTCGAAATTGAAGAGAGACCCAACAGATGATGGATACAACATAATACCGAGATAGTTTGTTAATGTACTAGAATACGCGCCACTAGCGGGAGCTACTGCTGCATAATCTTGGTTTCGAAATAAACTAATCTCATCATTGACTACTGGCTTATAATAAAGGTTTATCCAACCTTCCGGTTCTATTCTTTCTCGTTCAGATTCATTATAAGCACCCATATCACTAAGGGTGTAGTTTTGTAAAGACACATGATTAGGCTCTTGCAGAGAGTAGGAAATTCCACCTACATTTAATAAAGATCCAGCATATTGAACTCTAAGCCCTGCTGAGACAACTCTAAGACCTTGACCCATTTCATCACCAAAATCTGCTTGTGTATAATCAGAGTTACTTGCGTATCTTGAAACATTAGCAGCTATGGCACTAAAATCGATATTTGGCCCGAGAAATCCGAGAGCAGAAGAGACAACAGCTTGTGTGTTGTTGTTAAAAGCCATTGAAAAAGGATCCATTACAATGAATCCTATAACAGTTCCACAATTAAAAACACCACGGACAAATGTGCGAAACTTTCGGGTAGTTATACTAGGAAAAGTTGGCACACAAGCCAAGGGGCCATTATATGGATTTGCTAAGGACATGGCATACATACCAGCACACTCTGAGAGTCTAGGTCGTATATTGTTATTAGAAGATCGTGATTGACTCTTCTTACGTAATACAGGTTTACGTTTGACATTTCTTCTAGTTTGGTTGGCCGAAGAGGAAACCTTTTCTTTAATGCGAATAGTAGACATCGTAATTTATCGTCAACTATCCCCATGTGCTCAGTACAATTCTGGAGTTCTACGCTCTAATTCCCATAAATGGTTATAAGAACGGAGTGCATATTGTGGTTTTGAGAAATTAATTTCCCACAAATCAAGGTGTTTTTCCATTTCGATTTGTCTTTGGACTGATATATTAAAAGCTTTTTCAAAACTGATACGTGTTTCTATTGATATTATTCTCGATTTAGCTTCATTCACCTCAGATATCTCGCGTCTAGCGCGTAAATAAAGAGATGATTGGAAGGAAAATACTGGATTTAACCCAGGTGCATTACGTAGTAATGAATTAGCATACGCTTGCAAAACTGGAACCCCGGAGTTTAACGCCAACTCGCACATACCAACTGCTCTAATGTGAACTTTAGGATCGGTATTTATAAATGAACTAGAGACTAAATCACAACTCATAGTTTTGATAGGATCACGAACAAATTTATAATACCCTTGGTTCATAAGCACTGGTGAAGACTGACACCAAGAAATTTTCTCAATTTCCTTAGCCACACCGTCAATCTTCAAATCATGTCCAAAGGACTTGAATATGTTTGGGAGATCACGAAGAACAAGATCAAGATCTTCTTCCTCAATTATAACTAAACAATCATCACCGTCGTCTAATATGTCAAATTTAATTTTAAATATATACATAAAGGCAGTAATGACCATAATAATCATAATTATGCAATTTCCTAAAGCAGTATTCATGTCACCACTCATTCTCTTTCCATTAGTCACATACCTAAAACCAGAACGTGTTCTCACCTTGTTAACCAATTGCCAAGACATTAAAAGTTTTAGCAACCAATTATTGTTAGATTTTAAATACACATTTGCTTCCATGTTTAACATATATTGTGTTACATGCTTATCAAATCTACCACAATCTAATGAAAGTGTGACAGGTTTGATAAAGTTACTCAATTTAGTTACTAATAATTTAGCACGTTGTGTTTGATTTAAACCTTTACCTACAAGGCGAGTGGTCCCAATTAGCTTGTGTTTAATGGACAACTCGTATAAAAAATGTTCCATTGGCTTAATGAAACTAGCCAACAAAACACAATATTTCGGATCACGGAATTGTACGGCTCGTGGATCCGGGTTGAGTTTTGTATGATTAACTATTGCATTTTCTGACCATTTAACCATCATACTAACTCCTGCATCCTTTCTTGAATACCCATGAATCACTTGCTGGGCAGCATTCAAATACCTATCTCTTTTAGGCCCTGAATAAGAAAGTGCAAATTTACCAAGAGGTTCTTGGTATGTCTTAGGAAGAGCATTCCCCACCAAATTTGAAGCTTTTAAGAGCAACGAATTAAATCTTTCATCTGCTTCAACCTTAGTCTCACCTAAGACACGGTTTACAATAGAGACTTTTTCATTGTGTATACAATTATGATGAAAGAATGGAATCTTAATTTCGTTAAAATTGGGAACAGCATAGTGGATTTTAGAATTATGATGTAGTTTCCCCTTAGTGTCTTGTGGTTCTTGTTTAATTGAATTTCCTTTTCCTAATTTACTTAAAGGTTTATCTATTGCACAATGACCATAGACCCTAATGGGGCCACTTCAATCATTTAATAACGATAAATTCTTTATCCTCTTGTGGTTTGCATACATTTCTGTTTGCTCACCTACAATTGAATAAAAATAAATCTCACTAGCCGTATGCCGCAAAATAGCTCTTAGAGTAGCAGATAACACTATAGCTTTAGTATCATCTGTCATACCTTCCCTATGTGAGGCTAACCAGGAATCTCCTCGGCATTTCATATCACGTAACAAACCTTGCGATCTGTCTTGTGTTAATGCAGCGACGGAGAGATACCCTAGAAGTTCTCTATCCACATTGGGGTATTTCACTTCATTTGAATTCTCTTTTAATGAACATTTTGTACAAAGAGGTTTTCGTACAGCAAAGATCCACCAGAACCATAAACAAAAACACCAAACCAAGTTTATTGCCATGCAGTAAATAAAAAAGGTCATAAAATAACTTGGAACATGAGTTAAAGTAACTCTAGTATCTGTTCCATAATTTGACCCTGTTAGATCTGTAAGATATCGCTCAGTTTCAGTGAATGTTTTGATAATGGTAGAATATTCGTACGTTCTACTCGCATAAAGTAAAATGCTTGCTAACACAAAGAGTGTTATTAACATAAAAGCAAGTCTTCGCCAGACAATGGGTAACATATACGTCCAAAGTCTGGGACACTCACATCTACACTTTTCAAAGGTGGCAGGTGCAGATGGTGCAAGTTTCTGTAAAGGTGATTCACTTACAGTTGATTTAGGAGCCGGAAGGTTAGGCTTAACATCAGAAGCTACCAATGTTACGTCACCCTTTTGAACTGAAAAGGTTTCTTCCCTACGTTTAGTCTTAACGTCTTCTTGTTTTAATGTTCTCCAAGAAGAACCAAAATTTAAGGTTCGCGTAGCTGCAGATGTGGTTTGAACAATAACATCTGGATGAGAAATTCTTATATTTTTATTATAGAGAATATCTATAACGTCCTCTAAGAATAAAGGATTAGGATGATTATCATAAAAAGAAATTAATTCACTAAAAGCTACCTCGTTCTTGGAGGTGCATTGGTGTCTCACTGAATTACCAGGTGCTACTTGTAGCATATCTAGTAATGAAAACATCATAGCTGACTTTTGTGGATTATTACGTTTTATATTTTGTTGGGGGTTCATAACAGGACTTTCACTTGTTTGTTGGTTGCAATAAGGTTTCGTTATATTTGGG